ACCTAAAGTAGGAGCCACATACTCTATTGCTTTTGCATAGATTAAGTTTCCTGGTTTGATTGTGTCTGATGCAACAATGTTACCTGCTGCGTTTTTCTTGTAAATCTTACAAGCTGTGTTTGCTGCAACGTCAGTTCCATCAGCAGATAATACTACGATGTCTCCAACAGTTCCAGCTTTTAAAGCTGTAATACTTGTGTGTCCAGGAGTGGCTAATCCTGAATAAAAATGTCTAACTTGGTTTTGCCCAGCTAATCCCATAATGTTTAATTGTTTTTAATTTATACTCTATTATTTGTTTGTATTCTAGTTTGTAGTGTGTTTTCTCTGTAATCTCTTACAGCTAATTCCACTGCTCTATTTACAATCTCACGGTGAAGATACGAATTTAATTCGGATCCTGCAACACTTGTTGCACCATTTATTGTTAAACCTAATCCTCCAACTTGCGTATCAGTAGTTAAATTACTGAGGATGATTGGGTTAGGGTACTTTACGTACCTTATATTATATTGACTTAAATTTTCAGAAGACACTAATTCAACAGTATTTGAGCTATTTTCTTTAGAAATATCAACTCTAAATACCTTATTTGCGTTAGGCTTTCTGAAAGGGTTTTTGTAGCTTACCATAAACTCGTCGTGAGTTATAGGCTTTACTACTACTACTTTTCCGTTCAAGCATGATACTGAACTAGATATTGTAGCTGTTTCAGCAACAATGAACATAATGTCGTTTGGTAGAGAAAACATCTTAGAGTCTTCCACTAAACCTCTAGTTGAGGCAACAACATCAGTTGCTTTGTAATCTTTCACTAACTCATTAAGAGCTCTTCTCTGGTGTTCAGAATCCTCAAAACTTTGTCTTGAAGGGTTGCCTCCTGTATATAATGACTTTACCAACTCTTCTTGAGCTGTGGTTAGATACACGGATCTTTCATAATTGTCAAGACCCGGTGCACCTTCCCCTAATGTGTTATTATATAGTAAGTCAAATTCTGATCTGAATTCTGCCACTGTCATTTAATTACTCTCTAGTATTCTTTAATTTTGCTTCTAAAGTCAACCTCATCTCTTGTCCTAGTGGACTTGCAAGATATGCCGCTGCTACTTCTAACGTTGGAGTATCTCCCTCAGAGAGTGGCTCTCCTTCTTTAGTATAGAACTTCTTGTCTTTCTTATCAATCACATTGTGCTCATGGCACTCTTCAATAAGAACCTTAGTTGTGATGAATTTGTCATTCGTAATTGCTACGAACAAGTTAGGATCTGCTTCAATCATCTTAGCAGTTTCAATCTGTAAGAAATCTAATTTCTGATTCTTAGCAGTGTATCTACCTAAGTTTCTCAAGATGTATCTCAATACAGCTTTGTTGTTCTTGTATTCAACATATTTTTCAAATGCTAATACTTTGTTTCCAACAGCAGCTTTGTCTTTTAAAGTTTGCTCTCCTTCTGCAACTAATACAAACCTATAAGTAGCTTTGTCTCTAATTTCGTCAAGGCTACCAGCCACTAAAGGACTAACTTTTAATACTTTATATCTGATATAATCATACGGATCAGAAAGATCCAATACCATATCATCTTTTCCTAAGTAAATTGGGAAAATACCATTCTCCTTATTACTTTCTTTCCAGAAGTCTGAATAAATAGATAGATTAACTCCACCTAATACGAATTCTAATCCTTCTTTCTCTTTGTTGGTAAGAACATTTTTCATCTTCTTATTGTCCAACGTCGGAGCAGGTATTGCTATCTCTGTTCCGTTAAATAATCCTCCATAGCCAACATGCTTTGGATCCTTGATGTTAGTACTAGTCTTTACTAAATACTTAACAGTCACTGTTTCATTCCTTAAAAAATCTGTTACAGGAGTTGTATCCTTAACAGTATCTTCTGATACTTTTGCTTTCGCGCTCATTTCTTCCTAAATTTAATATAAATAATTCTTCCTAATTCTCCTTATAATAATGTGGATTTGATAAAGTTCAATATTCCACTAAAACTTAAATAATTCCCTCTCCGAAGAGAGGGATTATTATAAAACTATTACGCTAATACGTAAGGTATCAATTGTGCTGTTCTAGTTGGATCGTAAACTACGACACCTAGCTGACAGAACTTAGTGATTGTACCAGCATCCTCTAAAGTACCCATGTTACCATTATTGATAGCTCCGGTGAAAGGATTTCTGAAGCCCCATTGGTAACCTCTGATTTCTTCTTTACCTCTAACTTTCACAGTTTGGATATTTGGCTCTTCTGGAGTTCCGATGTAGAATATATCGAATCTATAAGATTCAGCTACACCATTACTTCCTGGGATACGTATTGTGTTACGTACTTTGTCATCATAGAAGTCATCAACCTCTAATTTAACTGTTACACCATTTGGAGCCATGTATTCAGTGAACTGGAATCCAGCCTTCATAGCATTACTATGTAATGGAGAAGTAGTTGAACTTACAGTTTGAGCATTGGTTCCTGGAGTAGATACGTTAGTGGCCCATCCTGAAGTTGTCTGTAAGACAGCTTTGTGGAATTCAGCAGCACCTCTTTCACCTGTTCTCAAGATGAATACACGTTGGTCAAATCCTAATTTACCTTCAGATAATCCAAAAAGGATTTCTTCTAACATCTCGATAGAGAAGTCATTGTAGTAGTAAGTATTTGATTGCTCCATTTGCTCACGGATACCAGATCCAATTTTGATAGATCTTCCAGATACATCTTTGTTGTGGTATTCACCATCAGCAGTTCTGTTAGATTTACCATAAAGCAAATATTTGTTTTTGTACATTGAGAATTCTTGCTCAACCAACCAGTCTTCGTAAAGAGCTAATGTTGGGAAAACTTTTTTCTCACCAGACTTAGTAAGTACAGGAATACCCATAACTACTTTCTTGCCTGTTGCATCACCTGGTAATTTGTGGTCAATTCTAATAGTGGTTAACTCACCTCTCATAGAAACAGGAGTAACTCTACGAACCCCACCTACTTCTCTGGAAAGACCTTTTCCAACTGGAGCGAACTCTTCATTGAATCTTTTACCTGATACTAATTCTTCACCTGGGATACCATCTCTGCTTGATCCAGCTGTTTCACAAGTGTAAACCCAAAGGTTACCTTCTGCTTGGCCATCATCAATTACTCGGATAGGATATACCTCATTTTTCTCACCTACGATTATCTCACCTTTGAAGAACCATTGTTCTGGGAAAGCTAATTCGAAAGTTGTTCCACCTTCACCAACATTGTTGGTTGCTAATGTTACTGCTGCACCTTTATAGCGTGCTTCGAACAATGGAATATTTCTACGAGAGCTACCTATAAGTTCCCAATAGAATTCATTGTCATTTTCTACATACTTAGTCTCAAACATGTTTAGCATATTCTCAAGAGATTTACCTCTATGGATAGCTAAAAGTTTGATCATAGCGTCATTGATCTTTTGAGGAGCTGCTTTCCAAATTGCACCTAAAGTGTTCTCTGGATTTATCATTCCTGCAAAAGCTTTTGCGTCAGTTACCTGAAATCTACCTAATTGCATTTATTAATTGTTTAAAAAAGTTGTTACTATTCTATTTGTAAATCTTTAAGATCAGCTAATGTAAAAGTTCCATCATCATCCGGTACATCTGTGTTGATGCGTCCATTTTCAGTGAAATCAGCTCCTCTTAAGAGAGTTTCAATATTTTTAGAGATATCTGTTTCTTTAGCATTACCAAATACTGAGAAATCAGTTAATCCCTTTGTTACAAAGAAAATGGCTTCTAACTTAATACGAGATCCAATAGGATCTTGTTTTTGAGCTTTAATGAAAGCATTTTCCTTATTCCCTAAATCAGTAGTCATCTGTTTGTATAACTCATCTCTTTGTTCTTTGTTGAGTTTAATACCAGGAACTATTTCTTCAGTTTTTTCAAGATGAGACTTAATATCATTTATAGATTCTTTTTCTTCATCTTTAGCTGCTTGGATTGCATCAGCTATTTTCTTTTCTTCTATTCCGATAATAGATGATAATGCTAATTTAGCATCTTCTATGTCAGATCCGGAATCAATACTTCTTTGAGCTAATATTTCAGCTCTTTCTTTATTGTATCCTCTACTCAAGAAGTCTTGAGCAATAACTCCTTTACGGAATTCTAAGTTTGCATCAGATTCAATGTATTCATCTGAAACTCCTTTTAATTTCTCTACAAGGTTAAGTTGTTTTGAAACTGCGCCGGCATCTAAGCCAGCCTCTGAAGCTTCTTTGATTGTTCTCTGTGTAACAGTCAATCTTGAATCCACTTCTTTTTGAATTGCAGCATTTAAATCTTCTAATGATTTAATACTTGCTGTATCTTCAAGTCCAGGTAAAACTCCGCTAGTTTTGAATTGGTTAGCTAGGTTTGAATAAAGCTGTTCAGTATCATTCGGTTTAGGAGAGGAAGAATTGCTTCCCGCATCATCACCTGAAGTTTTACCTCCCTGAACTTGTTTGTCTTTTCCCTTAGCTACGCTCTCTGAATCATCTTGATCCTCACCAGTGGGTTTATTTTTTTCTTTTGAGTCTTGGGCCTTGCCTAAGTCTTCTAATTCTTTGTCACTTGCAGTTGTAAACTCTTCAAACAGTCTGTCTGTACTGTTGTCATCAAAAGCAAGATCATTTAATGTTAATCCTTCCATTGTTTATTATATATAATAATTCTCCTTACATGCGAAAATACGCAATCAATCACTGTTTTTCTAGCACGCATTATAGCTAAAACGTTACTATTTTAGTATTGTCCATGACTTTTTAAAGCCAATATACTTGTTTCCTTGAGTATCTATACCTCCTCCCCAAGCGTTTCCATTCTGTGTTTGAAAGTATAAATCAAACTTAACATCAGGCTGACTTGTTCCTGTTGGCGGTAAAACTAACTCTAATCCAGTTAGCACTGTCATCTTTGGTCTAACATGCATTACTTCTGGAGTGTATGTAAATTTCTTCTCTTTAATATCATAATTAACACGGTAGGCTAATAATGACCCGCGTGTCTTAGCGTACAAGTCAACCTTGATAGTGTCGTTATCAATAGCAACCTCATTGTACTCTTTAATTTGAATAGATTCTAAGTATATATTACGAGCCTCAATACTATCTTTCTCCTTTATAGCTTTTTCGTACTTATCCTTGTATTCTTGATCAACTATAATCTCAGTGTCTCCTTTTATATATACAGGAACCTTTTTAAATTCAGGATCAGGAATTGAATCATTATCGTTATCAACTATAACATCTCCACTAGATCCTGATGATCCTGATATTGTGATAGTAACATCATCTGGAATTGGCTCTGGCCTAGTATTAATATAAATCATTACCGCTAAAGAAATACTCAATCCTAATATTACATAATTTTTTATCTTCTCCATTTTATTTTATTTCAAAATGTGGCATATCATCCAAACTCTGATCAAATATAATTATACCATCTGAATCCCAATTTCCTCCCCATCTTATGTTATGTGTAATTTCTCCCTTATCTTTTAATTCTCTTGCGCAAGAATCTATAATTCCTGCAACATATGCTAAGTGCATTCCATCGTATGATATTTTCTTTCTAGTATCAGCATCATCGTGCCATACATAAATATCAACCGCTTGTGATGGATTGTAATTGTGTTTTCCTTTCTTAACAATACCATCTACATTAGTTATTGTTCCTTTATGTAGTTGTATTGTTCTTCCTATTGCGTAATATGATTGCTGAGTCTCAACAGTCCTATATCCTTCTGCTATTCCGAAGTCTACGTTACTTCTAGATATTGCAAGGTTTAAAACCTTTTGTATATCTACATGACATGTTGCTAATTTTTTAGCGCTATTATTACTAAACTTAAATCCCATATCTTTATTATCTTTCTTCAGGGGTGGACTTATCGTCTCCGTTTGGTTTTTCTTGAATAATTTTATTAATATTAACAGAAGTTTCAACATTTATTTCAGGTGTATTTTTTAGTAGTTTCTTTAACCAATCAGGAAAAAGAAACTGCACCTTCTTTAGCATATTCCTCCCGCTGACAGCTTCCATGTTTTCAAACACAGAATATATTTCGACTAATGTTGCAGCAACAACGGCTAGTTCAGATAGTGTAAAAATAGCATTTCCTAATGATATTGGAGATATTTTAAGTATCATTGTTTCGAAAATTATAAATACTAATATTCCAATTCCATATTCATAGGTTTTTCTCCATGTGTTTCTCATACCTTTTGAATGCAATGTACTCCAAAAATATTTTTTAAAAGGGTTAAACTTAAGATTTTTCTGGTGTAGACTTTTACGAATTCCAGTTAATAGGTCTAATAGGATAAGCATGGCTAGTCCAATTAGCATAGGGCCGAGGTTTAGCAAAACAGTTAAGATTGGGGTTAAGGTTAATATTAAAGCCTTTTTCTCTAAAGTCAGTTTGCCAAAGAATAAAGATATTGAACTCATTTTTATTTTTAAGACAGTTTATTATTGTGTAAGTTGCAAAAGTACAAAAAACATCAACCATTATTTAATGTCTATTATTGCTATAACGTTATTTATTAATATTTTATATACAGAATGTAAGACTAGATATTTCTCCAGTACTGACATTCACAAAATTAACAGTACCAGCACCAATTCTGTGTTCATTTATGTTTTTATTATTATAATTCTCCTGATTGACTTTGCGTAACATTTAATCCAGATGATTGATTTGATTCATTACCTGAACCATCAATTGCACTTACTGTCCAACTAGATGTAGTACCTGCTAATTGCCCTGTAACACTAAGTAAAGTTACATTACCTGTTGTTGCAAATAATAATCCATTTTTAAAAATTCTATATCCTGTAACTGCAACATTATCTGTTGAAGCTGTCCAATTTAATGTAAAAGTAGTTTCAGTTATAAAACTAGCTGATAAATTAGTAGGTACTGTTGGTGCTTGAGTATCTGAACCTGAACAAGCCTGAAACTCTGAAACTATACCTAATGTACTTATTTTAAAAACATATCTAATTAAATTAAATTCAGAATCTTCAATTTGTATTGAATAGTATCTATTATTTCCATTTAATACTGTAACTCCCCCAGAATCCAAATAGATAGTGTCTCCATTTTGAATGATAGCAGTTCCAGTTGTATTTATATACCTAGTTGCTGGGCCATATAAAGCACTACAACTATCACTTAAAATAATATTACCATTTTTAGAAATTACAATACTTGAATAATTAGTTACATTACCGTAATTTCTAAACTCTAATAAACTTGTAGCAGGTGATGTATAATAATTTGTATCATAAGCATTATTATCTGCATCAGATATACAGTCAACTAAATCATTTGTAGTTGGATTAACTTCATTAACCACATCTTGTAAACTAAATGTATTTGTATCTGGTACTGCCATTATATTCCTGCTTTTTCTAATCTAGCTTCTAACTCG